ATAAAAGATACTAATATATTTGTGATTTCACATAAGACAGACGAATTGATTGATAAATTTGATAGGGTCATCAAATTTGATAAGGTCAAAGGATTTAGCAAAATGATTGACTGACTTTCGGTTTTTTGGTATGATTAGTAAAGGTAAATATACCTTCCTTTTCTTTTTACTATGAAAAATTATGCCTGAAAACCTAGAAACCAATTATTCAGATTATATCTCTACTGCAAATACTACTATTCTTGGTGGTGGTTCTGATACTATTTCATTTTTTGGTTCTCGTCTTCCTGGAGGAATGTATGATTGGAATACATCTCAAAATTATTGGAATGATGATGGGATTAGTTTGACTGGAAATCCCAATCCATCACCAGATACTTTTTCTTTAAATTCTTATAATATTACTATGCCCGACACAAATGCTAATGGTTTTTGGAAATATAATGAAGACAAAATCCTGAAACAACTTGAAGAATATATTGCTGGTACTTATAGTCAACACTATGTTGATAGGACTGGTGGTGGAACAGAACAAACACTAGATAAAATCAAACACAATCGTCGTGAGGGTTTCTGTGCTGGCAATGTAACCAAGTATATTGACCGTTATGATACCAAAGGAACTCCACGAGCAGACTTGTTTAAAGTTTTGCATTATACTATTCTTTTGATTAATCATCTCAATCTAGTTGAAAATAAGTGAAACTAAAATCTCAAACTATGAAACTTTCCGAGTCTACTATTACTATTCTAAAAAACTTTGCTTCAATTAATCAGTCCATTCTGGTTAAGGCAGGTTCTAAACTTCGCACAATTTCGGTAATGAAAAATATTCTTGCCGAAGCAGAAATCAAAGAAGAATTCACAAAAGATTTTGCGATTTATGACCTCAACCAGTTTCTAAATGGATTGGGATTGCATCAAGACCCAGACCTTGATTTTGAAAATGATTCGCACGTTATTATTCGTGAAGGAAAACGTCGTGTAAAATATTTCTTTGCTGACCCAGAAGTGATTGTATCACCACCAGAAAAAGAAATTTCACTTCCTTCTAGTGATGTTTGTTTTCAATTGGAACATTCACAACTTGATAAACTTATTAAAGCAGCAGCAGTTTATCAACTTCCAGACCTTTCTGCTGTTGGTGAAGCAGGTGTGATTCGTTTGGTTGTTCGTGATAAGAAGAATGATACTTCTAACGAATACTCTATTGTTGTTGGTGAGACTGATAAAGACTTTACTTTCAACTTTAAAGTTGAGAACATCAAGATTATTCCTGGTTCTTATGACGTGGTTGTGTCAGAAAAACTTCTGTCTAAATTCACAAACGAACGTTATAATTTGACCTATTATATTGCTTTGGAACCTGACTCCAATTTTTCTTGATTTTTAATTTTATATTATGAATATTTTTGTGACTGATGAGTGTCCTGTACTTTCTGCTGTGTCACTCCCAGACAAGCATATTGTAAAAATGCCTCTGGAAACTTGCCAAATGCTTTCTGTTATCTACTCCAAATGGTATTACAACTGGGGCACTATTCCAAAAAAAGATGGAACCCCATATAGCACCGAAAAAGGAGCATTCCGAAATCATCCTTGTACTGTTTGGGCAGCAAAAAGTTATGAAAATCTTGCCTGGTTAATTCGGCACGGTTATGCTCTTTGTAATGAGTATCGGTATCGTTATGGTAAAGTTCATGCTTGCTTTGATGGTCTTCTAGCAGCAGAAGTTATCTTTCTAGATAACTCGCAAGAAAGTCTTGAAATTTATAAGAATGTGAAATCTTTTACTCGTGCTATGCCTGATGAGTTCAAACTTGATGAAAGTATTGATACACCAACAGCATATCAAAAGTATGTTGCGTCTAAACCTTGGGTAAAGGATAATTACCTAAAAATTCCTGATAGAATACCAAATTGGATTTATGAATATGCGTGAAGATTTTATTTGGGTTGAGAAATACCGACCAAAGACAATTGAAGAATGTATTCTTCCAGAAAATATTAAGAAAACCTTTAGTGATTTTCTAAATAAAGGTGAAATTCCAAACTTGCTTCTTGCTGGTCCTCCTGGTGTAGGAAAAACCACAGTGGCAAAAGCACTATGTAATGAATTAGGAGTAGATTATTATGTTATTAACGGATCTGACGAAGGACGATTTTTGGACACGGTACGGAACCAAGCAAAGAACTTTGCTTCGACCGTCTCACTTCAAGGAACTGGTAAGCACAAAGTCATCATTATTGACGAAGCAGATAACACAGGAAACGACGTACAACTCCTTTTACGGGCTAATATTGAGACGTTTTATAACAACTGTCGATTCATTTTCACCTGTAACTACAAAAACAAAATCATTGAACCCCTCCACTCCAGATGTGCAGTTGTTGAGTTCAGTATCAAAGGAAAAGAAAAAGCTCAGTTGGCAGGATCCTTCTTCAAGCGTCTTCAAAACATCTTGGATGAAGAAAGCATCAAATATGATCCGAAAGTCCTTGCGGAACTAATTAATAAGCACTTTCCTGATTGGAGGAGAGTTCTTAATGAGTGTCAAAGATACTCTGTTGCTGGTGAAATAGATAGTGGAGTTCTTGCGTCTTTTTCTGATGTTGCTGTAAATGACCTTATCACTCATCTCAAAAACAAAAACTTTCCTGAAGTCCGAAAGTGGGTGGTCTCCAACTTGGATAACGATCCTGGTGTCGTTCTTCGCAGGATTTATGACGCCTGCTATGATTGTCTTTCACCCCAAACTATTCCTGCTGCCATTCTTATTGTTGCTAAGTATCAATACCAAATTGCGTTCGTGGCTGACCAAGAAATTAACCTTCTAGCAGCATTAACAGAAATTATGTGTGAGTGTTCGTTCAAATGAGACCTGAAACTAGAGAAGCAATGGAAATGCTTTTTGCTGCTAAATGGAATCTTCCAAAGGCAGCACAGTACTGCAATCTTACTAACAAAGAATGTAAGATTGTGTTTAATGAATATTGTAATTTTCATCCTCCAATTTATAAGAATGAAGATTGAATTGAAAGATTGGTTGAACTCTATCAATCAAACTAAAAAGAATATTATGGATGAAGACCCATCCTCTACAAAGGAGTATGCTCCTTATATTATTAATAGATGTTTATCGGGTCATATTGACTGTTTGATGTATGCAAATGAGATGAATAAGTTCTCCTCATTGGATAAGAAACTTCAATATGATTTTTTTATAAATATAATCAGGAAAAAGAAGAGATTCTCTCCTTGGTTAAAGCAAGAAAAAATCAAAGACCTTGAAGTAGTTAAATCTTACTATGGTTATAGTAATGAGAAAGCAAAGCAAGCTTTGAATATTCTAACAAAAGAACAACTCGATTTTATAAAATCAAAACTTGAAACTGGAGGAACAAAATGAGTGTTGTAAATGAACCTATTGTGATTTGGACGCAAGACCAAATGGTCGAAGTGATTTTGAATGAACCTGATGATTTCTTAAAGGTTCGTGAAACACTCACTCGGATTGGTGTCGCATCACGTAAAGAGAAAAAGATTTATCAATCTTGCCATATTCTTCATAAGCAAGGTAAGTATTATCTCGTACACTTTAAAGAATTGTTTGCCCTGGATGGCAAACATGCAAATCTTACGGTAAATGACGTACAACGTCGTAATCGTATTATTCAACTTCTTGCTGATTGGGGATTGATTACAATCGTCAAACCAGAAAAGATTACTGATATTGCTCCACTCAATCAAATCAAAGTTCTTGCGTATAAGGACAAAGGAGACTGGATTTTGGAGACCAAGTACAATATTGGTGCGAAAAAGAAACGCACAGAAGAGGAAACCGAATAAAAAGTGGGGAGAACATCACTCCCCTTTTTTTATGTTTTGAATATATAATAATGATGTTGCCTTCGGGGACATTATTCACTTACAGACGCTTTAAGGAGGTCTATTATGTTCGGAACAAGTTCGATTACTTATTCAGTACCAGAAACTGCAAAGTATCTATTAGAAATTCAAAAAAATAGTATTGGAATGGATGAGTGGT